GTAACCAAGTTTAAATCAACACTTCTATCAAATTCAATAATTTCTTTATTACTTTGAGCAAAGGGTACATTAATAAACTGATCTGTTTTTGGGGCACCTTTATATCTTTGAGTTGATAAAATAATATTTGTTGTTGGGTCTACTATCATTCTTCTACTGTTGCAACATAAAGTTTATAAAATCTATCAACGGCAGTTTTTCCGTTGTTTAATCCGAAGTAAAAGTGGTATGGAGCACCAACTATAACCGCTTGATTCGGATTGCCAGTAGGTTGTCCTTGTATTATTGTATTCATTGGTGGTTGTGGGTTGGGATTTCCATTAATATCATAATTTGTAATATACCCTAATTTGGTGGTTGATGTAATATATTTTTCACTTAAGGTTGTAAAATCCAAATCTTGATATTTTTTCTTGAAAAATCCTCCTGAACTGATTGTATTTGTATACCAATTATTATCTTCTGTTCCAAAAATGTTTGATGATGGGTTACTTTGTTTTAACGACCATTTATAATTTGGAACAACTTGAGACTTTGTGTAACCAAATTTTTCTTCAATCAAAGGGGTAAAATTATAGGTTTCAATTCCTGGAGATTCTATTTTTCGATATCTTAAATTAGTTGTTGGTGTTTGGAAAAATAATCCCATAACAGGTTTAAGTTGATTTCCTGATGCTCCGTTATCTCCAAAATAGATGTAATTGGCCGCTGGAACATTTTCTGTTATAAAAGGTAAAACTTTCCATTCTGAATTTATCGACAGCATTTGGGCCCAATCCCCGTCAATTCTATATCCCCCTCTTGTGCTGTTGAAAAATTGAACTATCCCTTTTCCTTCGCTTGAATTTCCTCCATTTGTGATTGGTATCATTCTCTGTCTAACACCATCGTTAAGTATTCGTGATAAAAACCCAAGTTGTATAATATCAGAGTTGTCTTGATATGAAGTTGCTTTTAGTTGATCGGCATAGTATGATCCAAAACCATCCACACCACCAGTACAACAAACTTCATTTATAAAATAATCTCTAGGTCCTAAATCAACAACCGTTGTTGGAAATTGTATTTGTTTTTCGTTATATCCAAATCCAGGGAATTTAGCCAAGGAACTTTGTGAATTGTAACTTGGCGAATCTTTTCCAATAAACTCTTGAGTTGTATTATTCCAAGGTGATGATCTATAATAAAAATTGTTTGTTAGTTCATTAAAAACAATAACATTTTCACAATAATTGTAATTAGGTTTGGTTGGATTTAGACCAAAAGTTGTGGTTTTATTAAAATTAAACATATACAAAACACCATTTATCCAGTTGTTTTGAAACACCTGAGCAAAAACACCTCTACAGGCCGCAAAATTCATTGTAAATCTAACTTTCCATTCTAAAAACAATCTAGCGTCTTCACCATACTCTTTTAAGTATGTTTTATTCAATAAACAGTAACATCCATTAATCATTCTGTTTTCAGGAACAGAACATTGACCTGAAGGAACAACGCCAACATTACTTCCTGATCCAGTATAACAAGCCAAAGGAACCATACCCTCACAAGTAAGAGTTTCTGTAAGTCCAGAAGTTATTGAGTCATTATCTTGATGTTCGCCAGTTGCTAAATCACCACCTGCGACTACTACAGGCTCAGTTTGTGTTCCGTTTACGATATAAAAAGCAAAATTGTCATTTTGGTGTAAAGCATATCCTGTTTGTGTTCCTGATGGTCCATTTTCAATACCTGTAGAAGTTGGAAGTCTATCTGACCTCATCACAACACGGTTGCTGTTTGCCACAGGAAATGAAATTGGGGATAAATTTTGTCTGTAATATGCAGGAGAATAAAGTGCCGATAAATTACCCATGTTGTTAATTCCTGTATAAAAAGTAGAACTAGTGTCAAAATATTCGCCTATCTGACAATTAGAATTACAAGGTGGGTTACTATTACTATTTCCTGTTTGCATGTAAATACTTGTAGTATTAAAATCATTAACCCACCTTAAATAAGTTCCGCCAACAGTGTAATTCGATAAAGGGGGTAGTGTTGGTATGTTGAATCCGTTTGGAATGGTTTGTTGTAATAAAGTTGTGCTTTGTTGATTTGTTTTCCATTGACCTGGATATGGTGAATATCCATTAGACACTGAAGTGTCGTCGGTGCTCAAATAATAGTATGGTAAGTTCGAAGTAAATGCGGTGTATTGTGTTGGGTCAGGTGTAAAAGTAAATGATGGGAAATATAACGTTTGATTTCCATTATTTACGGTATTATGAGTTGTCGGTTTTAATGATGTGTTTAATCCTTGTATTGGAATGTTTAAATAATAATCTCCTTGTATTATAAAATTTCCATATGATGTTCCAAATATTTTAGATATGTCATATGAAATTGTTTGTTTTGCGGTGAACGGATCTACCCCTCTGACAAAGATACAAATTTCGTAAGTTTGATATCCTTGCATTGATTGGATTATATTATAAAGAGAATTACTTGCTCCACAAGGGGCGGTATAATTTATATCATGATACAAATATTCGTCAGGGAAGAAACCTGCGGTAAAACTTGCCTGATTAACAAAATCCGTATAAGTCATTCCTGTAATTAATTGAAAGTATTCAATATCTGTTGGGTATTGAAGGTATGACTGCTCAACTTGGGGATTACCTATTACAGGTTTTTGACTCACTTGTGGTGAATTAAGGACGATCGTAGCAGGCAATGAACCTGAAGGATTGTTAGGATTTGCATAATTGATTGATATAGATGTTTGACCTGTTAATGTTGTTCCTGTTATTGAGTTATTTTGAAATTGGTTTGTTGTTGCTCCAGTCAAATTTACCATTCTTAAAGAAGATCCTGAATCCATATAAATTGGATTTTGGAATGTTACAATGTTTCCAACTCCTAAAGATGATGTAGATCCTGCATTCATCAGAACTACAACAACCTGATCCTCAAATGGTGTTGATCCTGATGTTGGGTTTACTAACGTTTTTATCCTATTTACACCAGTTCCATATGCTGAAGTTGTATTACTTTTAAAGTATTTGTCTCTTGTGTTAAATTCATTTAATTTTTGTGAAAAGGTTACAGAAGTAGGATAAGCAAAATATCTATCATCTTTACCTGCGTTTTTGGCGGCCGTAAACAAAAATGGTTGTGGTGCTTTTAATAAGTAAGCTTCGTTTGGTATATACTTGTTTGGGTCTGTAGAACTTAAAACATCATATCCTGATGCAATTCTTTTAAAATCTAAAGAGGCCCTAACGGCAACATCAGTAGTAATGTCAGGATTATTGGAGCCAAGTAACGTTGTTAACGATTTACATGGAGGATAAGGATCGTTGCCGGCAGAGTCATTCTTGAAATTTGGGTGGTCTATTAAATACGATCCAGAAGAGTTTACAGGTGCAATAATGGTTTGTGATGTTGCTAAAATTGTATTGTTTGGTCCTGTTGATGATTGTGTTTCGGCGTTAACTTGTGCTTGCACTGAATTAGAATCAAAATTATCATCTTGTTCTGCATTTTTACAATCACAATCGCAACTTGTACAGTCAGGATATGATATCATTGGTAATCCAATTCTTGGGAAACCTTTGACTTTTATAGCCGCAAGGGTGGCAAATGCGGTAAATGTTGCCGCCAATGCTATTTTAAACGCGGCAATTGCGATTTGTGCAATTCCCCATAATAAATTTCTTATAGTTTCTGCCAATAATCCGGCATTTATGACAACACCAAGTCCAGTACTAAGAACACCCGCAGCGTCGTTTATTGCTGCCAATCCTGTTTGGATTGCCTCCAATCCAGACACAACAGCATCATAGGTTAAATAAATTCCAAGTATTATCAAAACATATTTGAGTACTGGCCACATAAATGAAATTAAGTGAGCAACAAATAAAAGAGTTAATATTGGAAATGTTAAAATGTTTATAAGAATATTAAAAACAAAAAATATTGCATCAAAATTTCTTATAATATCATTTACAGGAAAAGTATTTACTGTGGATTTACAAGATCTATTATCAATTTCTTTAATCCCTAAATGTCTTGCTCTACCAATACCTTTTTTATAACGATCCAAAAACATGGCAGTGGTGTAAACTTTATTATAATGAAATTCATAAAATGTGTCTTCACATTTAAGGGCTTCTTGTGTATTGGCATAATCATCCCAATCTGTACTAAACGCATATGATCTTAGCAAATTAAATAATTCTTCTGGATATGATGTAAATACGATTGATTGAGATTGTGAAGAATCAATAGGTGTTGCAACAATTTGTATGGTATCTCCAACATTAAAGGGTATTGAATTTATACTTCCAATATAGAGTTGTCCATTAAGATAAATTGAATATGAACTAACATTGTTTGTTGTCGGTTGTGATAATCCAAAATTCACACCAAAAATATTAGTCGCTGTTATTCCACTTGTTGATCCGGCTGGTATTGATGGATATGTGTAAGTTCCTGACGATGAGTTAATAAATGGATCGTTTCCTGAATTATATGTGTTGTTCCATCCATATTCTTTAACATTAGGAACTAAAAAATTTGCTCTCTGAAAGCTTCCTTGTAATCCTTGTTCGTTCTGCCATTTGAACCTAAACCTATATCTTCCTTTTGTTGGTATACCTTTTTTTGGATCATTTGATATAACCTGTTGTCCGAATTCGTTTGTATAAACATAGTCCAAATTCATTGGGACGTTAAGTAAATAAGTTCCGTCAGAATCAATAACTTTCCCTTCTTGTTCAATTTGATATCTTTCTAAGATTGGGAGTCCTTTGTCGTCTGAGTATATTGTGTGTCTAATGGCTTGAATTTCTCCTGGACCCGCAACTAATTCACATAAATTACCTGTGTTATTTTTTGGTTTACATTTAACCTTTAAGGCGTCGTCATCACTTGTTGAGATGATTGATCCCATAAAAATTGCTGTGGGTTGGATGTTAATATTTGCTTGTTTTGTTAAGTCAAAATCAACCCTTGTTATACCAACTTGACAAAGGTCCGCATCTCCCCAAAAAGGTCTAACATCAACATCAAAAACTAAATTTTTAATTTGGGGTAATTCTCTAAGGTTTGTGGACGATTTAAATCTAGCACCATTTACTTGACTTTCAGTTGCCAAACCTTGTTGAATTAAATCTTGTGGTGATAATGAAAAACAACCTATATCTGATAAATCAACGTCCATAACAATCGTTTGAGTCCCGATTGGAACTCCAAAAAACATAAAATCACCACTTTCATTTGTTGTAACGGTGAACCTATAATATTTGTCGTATACCTCAATATACGACCCATCCATCAAAACATCCGCCTTATTAGGAAATGAACCGGTTGATACGTGACCTTTATATGATGGCAGTTTGGGTAATAAATTATATCTATAACCATCAGCGTTGGTTTCAGTTATCGTTTTATATGGATATAGTTCTGAAATTACTGGATTTAATTCATCAGCAGCCTCTAATGGTATAAAAACCGATACTTTAGCGTTTGGCAATCCAAATCCTCCGTTTACAAAAACTCTACCCGTCACAACTCCATAATCAGAACAAAAACGAGTATACACATCGTTTGCCAAAATCTTTAAAGATAATATCTCCAAAGATTCCCAATCCTGTTCTAAATTAACGTTTATGTATTTGTCTACACCAACTTGGGTTCTTATTCTATATGATTTAGGCATTAAAAATCGTTTTTTTCATAAATAGTTTATTTGCTATTTTGATAAAAATAGTTATAGTTTGAAAAAAATAAATTGCTACGAAAAGTTTACCGATCTGAGGTTTAAAACTCTGACATTTATATCTTTGTTTGGGTATCTAATTTGATATGTTTGTGTAGGTGTTGCAAACAAGGTGTCTGCGGTTGGTTGTATTTGTCTTGTAGCAGGGTCTGCATACGGCATAGATGTTTGACTAGATGAATATTGTCCCCCAACTTGATTAAAGAATAAAATATCTGTAATACTTACAATTCCATTTTCTGACTGAATTAATCTTCTGAGTTCAGAAATATTAACATTTTGACCAAGGTTTCTAACTAGCGGGTTGAAGAAGTCGGTAATAATTTGAATTGTTTTTGAGATAATTGCTCCTTGATTTTGACTATTGTCTAAAACAACATCAACTGTTACGGCCAAGTCTATTGTTTCTGCAGCTTCAATAGATATGTAGTCATTTATCATTCGATAGTTTGATAAATAATTTGCAACATTTTGTTTTAAAGTGTTTGACACAACATTTGTTAAAGTTCCGCTTGAATCATAAGACAACATTTTAATTTTTATCTTGTTGTTTTCTTCAGTTATGGCAACTTTTGCTGGTGCCCCAAATTGAGAAGGCATTGTTCTAATTAACGAATTGTAATCATTTACTGTTACGGCCCTGTTTTGTGCTGCGAAGTTAAATGCCACCAAATTTCTAACATCTTCAGTTGTTGGTGGATTTGCCCCACCAATGGCAGCAGTTACATTGTTACATTGTAAACTATTTATTACACTATTGTTTACAGTTTGTGATGGTCCATTAACCGCAAATGAAACGGTTCCAATTTGGTTGATTGTATTAATACCTAAATTACTTGATAAACCACCACCAATTCTATATTGAACAAATAATGTCGTGTTTGGCGAAAGAGCGGCACCTAAAGCATAATTATTTGTATATCTACTTAAATCAAACCCTTTCCCATCAATTGCAAATTGTCTTAATTGTTCATCGGCAGAAATATTTCCCCCACCAAAAGTCATTTTACAAAATCCTTCAGGTGTATATTCAGAAATGAATTTGTTTGATGTTGTAATATATCTTCCCACTTTAATACCTGGTTGATCTGAAGTTTTGGTTGGGTCTTCAATAAAAACTCTATCTTGAACTAACGCATCAACTTCATACCATCTTTCGGGACCTAAACTTAAAAAATCTTGTGGGTTTGGAATTGTCGAATATTGTGTTCCAGGTTTTAATAAAACACTTGTAATACCCAAAACATTTTTTTCTGGTAAGAACAATTCTAAATAAGGTTTTGAGTCATTTGGTGTAATTACTCTTTTATATACTTTTGTAATACCATTTACAACAACTTCTCTTTTTACGATCGTATAATTTAATAATTTACCGCTAGAATCAAAGTTGGGAATTTTTACTCTGTTTGGTGATCCTTCGGCATTAATTGGTGATGCAAAGTCAATATCGTATACGGTTTCAAACGGCTGTCCTCCACCATTAACTTGTGAACCCCTTCTTAAAACACCACAATATCTTAAATCTTCTCTATCTCCGAAGGCAGGAACTGTAATTGAAAAATCAATTAAGGCAACTGATGGTCTTTGACCAGGAACTTTAAGACCATATGTTCTTGCAATATTATATACAGAATTTTTTTGTTGTGCGAATTGTAATACAGTTTCTTGTATACTTCGATCAATTTGATAATTTAAATTATCGGTGACCGCAGCATTCAAATCCAACATAACAGAAAAAATACCTGCGTCATTAAAATTTTGGACTAAGTCAGGATAATAGGCTCGTGTAAAGTTAATCAACTCGGTTCTTACACCTTGGAAGTCCCTTGCAACGTATGATATTTTCTTTTCTGCCATATAATGTTAAATATTGATAATGATAAAATCTTGAGATTCAAAAGCCGAGTCGGTTATTTTATAGTCGATTTTGATTTTTGCGGTGTGCTCTAAAGTTGCTATATTAGTAACTTTGAACTCTCTTTCACCTTCTTTGTTTATTGTATAACCTTTATCCTCTAAACCTGCGGATGCTGGTTCTACACTTATATTGGTTACCTGTAAATTTGGCATATAAGTTCCAATGGTGCTTCTTATTTCGGCTTCAATATCTGAAAAAGTTGGTCCATCTAAAGGTTCAAATATAAACTCATAAAGACGAGTTCCAAAATCAGGTAAAAAATATCTCGATCCCTTTCTTGTTAATAATAAATGAACTAAATTTGCTCTTATTTCACCCTCAGTTGAATTTGTTACGTCCAAATAACGACCTGTAAAAGAGTCAACAAAAGGAAAAGAAATTCCATAAGTAATACCATTTGCCATATCACATATAAATATAGGTTAGGTTTTTTTTAAGTAAAAATTACAGAAAAACTTTATTTACCTATAC